AAGTAAAAAGTGTATAACTAACTTATGCGAACAATTTTCTAAAAAAGATAATTATTGTTGGCGATGTTATTATTTTAGTAATCCAACAAAAAAACCTAAACGACTTAAAGTTAAAGAGGACGAAGTAGTTAATTATTTAAAACAAGAATTTAAAGATATTGAAATGATTACTGATAAAGCATTAATAGGAGATGGACTTTGTATAAGAGATAGACCTGATGTATTAATTCATTTAAACAATCATTCTGTTATTATTGAAATTGATGAAGACCAGCATAAAGGGTATAATCCAATATGCGAGGAAGCAAGAATTAATAATATTCAAGAAGCCTTAAATAGACCTATAATAATTATTAGATTTAATCCTGATGCTTATATTGAAAATGATAAGAAGATTAAATCCTGTTTTAAAGACGAAGAAAAAACTGGAATGAAAACAATACCGAAAAATAAATTAGATGACTGGAATAATAGATTAGCAAAATTAAAAGAAACATTAGCATTTTCATTAGAGGATTATAGCAACGACCCTATTAGAATTATTAAATTATTTTTTGATAATGTTTAACCCTAAGATCATAAAACAAATCGTATATTAATTGATAATATTGATACTAAATATAAATTGTTTAATACAAAAGAGTAATTGAACCATAATACTAAGATAAATTTGGGTATTGATGAAAACATCAATAATATAGTATACAATTGTTTGGATTACAAAATAAAAAATATCAAAAATAGAAGAACTCAATTATAATAATATTATTGAAATTGCGGTGATTGCAAATTAGATGGTATGATTGATGTCAAGAGTAAAAAAACACATTTCAAAAACTATAATTATTATTGGTAATGTTTAGTAAGTTTTTAAATTTTGAGTACATAATTTTATTTTTCTATGATTTTTATAAACTTTTTGAAATTCAATAGATTTTATAAATTATGTACTCATTTTTTAGAGTAATGAAGAAATTTCAAGATTATCCAGATTTTCGACCAAATATTAGTCCCAAAGAAATGTTTGAAATTGGCATTATGGGTGGTTGTTATTTTAGAATAATTAAATCACCTAAGACAAAAAAAACATACAAAAACCATCATAAAAAGTTTAAGTTTCTTAAAGGTATTCCTACAAATAAAATAGCACAACAAGAATATGATAAAAGTATAAATTTCTATAATGTTGTTGTGGGAACATCTTATGAATTTTGGATGAGTAAAAATTGGATTAAAGAAGATATTGATCCTTATGGATGGATAGAATGGTATTGTAATTTTTATAATGGTAGACGTACAGATGATGATATACGCCAAATAAATAGATGGAAAAAGTCAGTAGGACCCAAAGGTAGATTTAGAAATCAATTACAACGCAAGATAAATCAAGAAGGTAGTAATAATGAAACTATATATCCTAGATTAAGACAAACACTATTACATTGGGGATGGGATTCGCGTAAAATGTCTGTTAAGTAATATATAAAAAATTGATATTAGTATATAATTAAATTGCTAAGGAAAATGAACACAGAAAACTTTGATAAGCTACTTGAAACTAAAAATATTGAATTAATGGAACTTTATGAAAATAAGATGAGTAAGAATAAAAAAATGACATCCGACCCATCACAAATAGATTTTAATAGTAAACAATTATATAATCGAATTAATGCTGAATTTGATAAAAAGTTTAAAAGTTCTAAAGCATATCAAAAAATATGTGAGAAAGAGCAGCAAAATCCTATATAAATATATATTAATATATAATTATAATAGCGATATTTGCAATATGTCTATATTAGAAATCAATAATATTATTGATAGTGAAGTATATAAATTAATAAAAACAAATAAATCATGTAATATCTTAGAAAAATGTAATAGTATTATTAAAAATAATAAATCTATTGATAAAAATATAATTGCAAAACGTATTGATATTTTACATAATAATAGAATAATCTTAAATGAATTACGTAAGATTCCAATTATAGAACAAAGAACTAAGGAATGGTATGATGCACGCGATACTCGCTTGACAGCAAGTGATTTATGTGATGCTATTAAAAATAATAATAATAGTGATAGAATTGCAAAGAAAAAAGCCAAAATATTGAAAGATAATACTAATTATAATGCTGTACCTGCTTTAAAATGGGGTACAATGTTTGAGCCTATGGCTGGTCGCTGTTATTCACAAGCTAATAATGATATAGGTATTTATGATTTTGGATTAATTTGCGATAAAAATAATGAACATTTTGGAGCATCCCCAGATGGTATAAATGAATTGGGAATAATGATTGAAATTAAATGCCCTATTTCTAGAAAAATAATTGATGGTGTAATACCTGAAAAATATAAAATGCAAATACAGGGGCAATTGGCAGTGTGTAATTTAACAGAATGTGATTATGTTGAATGTGATTTTAATGAATTGGATTGTGAAACTTATATAGATAAATATAAAACGAAAAAGATGAATCATGGTATCATTGCTGAATACCAATGTAAAGGCGAATATATTTATTTATATAGTGATGAATATTTAAATAGCCATGAATGTCATAAAAATATTGATGAAAAAGTTAAAGCATATAATAATTCATCTGCAAAATTTAATAAACTAATTTATTGGGAGCTTAATTTAATGAATATTCAAAGAGAAACATTTAATAATGAAATATGGCAAACCATTTTGCCAAAAATAAATGAGTTTTGGCAAAAAGTAGAAAAGTTTAAGTTAATGCCTATTGAAGACAATATTAAAAAGTTTAAATTTTTGGACGATAATGATTAATAATCATATTTATTCCAAGGTTTTATATTAACATCGATATTATATGGATTTAAAAAGTATATCATACTATAATTAGTAATTGGAGCAGAATTTATTGTTCCATTATTTGAATTATTATCAGGACCATAACATACAGAAGAATATTTTTCGCCTCCAAAGTCATAAGAATTTTCTAAATTTAAACATCCACAACCTAAATTATTATTTTTATGACAGAATAAGTGACATAAATTGTCATTTGTTTTATTTTTTTTAACAAAATCAACAAATCCTTTTATTTTTGACTGCTTACCACTTGTTTTAACTAATAATATATGACATTTAAAACTTTTATTACTATAATTACAATATCCGTATTTATCATTATTTTTAATATAACATGATGTTCCATGAGCTATTATATCTCCACGTGCTTGTTGACCTTCTAAAAATGGAGCTTGTGCGATGCAAGCATATATAGGACCTGTATAGTTATTATTTGAACTTAATTCTTCAACAATTATATTTTCAAGAGTTTTATTATCATTTATAATACATTTATCGTGTCCGATTATTATTAAATCATTATTAGTAAAATTACCTGTTTCTATTAATTTATTTTTAATATCGGTAGGACTATATTCTAAACAATTATAAGCTAATAATAATTTATTAGCTGATATATCAGATGTATATGAATTATTTGAACTATAAAATATATTATTAACACCATTATCACCTAATCTTGCTTTACATGTATAATCTGAATGATAGTTTAATTCTTGAACTTGATTTTTAAACGCATTATATGTTGTTAATAATGTTTTACCTGTGGGAAATTCTTGATCTTCTGTTACTAAGCAAGATTTATCCCCTACCATAATACTAGAAAAGGGCTCGGTTAAAGTATTATTACAAATATTAATGTAATAATGAAATATTAATATTAATAATGTTATTATTAGCAGTAGTAATAAAATCAATTCATTATAATTCATTATTTATTTACTCTATATAATTTAATTATTTTATTTTTATTATTAGAAAAAAATAAATTGCTAACTATATAATAATTTATTGAGGATAAACAGCTGCATCTTGTTTTGCTTCTTGTGATGCTTCTTGTGATGTACCATGTGTATGTGGTGTTTTTAATAAATCTGTTCCTTTATATTCAATTGTATCTTTTCCAACTACTAAGCTATCACTCACAACACCATTACCAATTATTATATCACCATTAGCAGGTCTTTTAATTATTAAATTAGCACCTTCTTTATATATATCAAAGCATGAATCAATCTCTCCCACAGCATTAGCATTGCAAACTTTTAGATTTTTTGTAGAGTCTGTTTTTAATTTAACATCACTATTTGCTTTTACAACACCATTTACAATCATATCTTGAGCAATTGTAGTTTCATACATTAATTCTAATCTTTTATCTTTATTAGTTAAATCACTATCAAATATATAATTGTATATTTTTGTGTCAGTACCACTTATATCTTCACCACTTGTGCCAAATGTAAAATATTTATTTAGATTATCATGAAATGTTGAAAAGTTTTTATTAAGACTATCTTCTACATCACCAATATAATTTATGGTATTTGATTCTGATTTAGTTAATTCACTGGATATTTTTGTATTAACATAATTACTAGTATTTAAAGCATTTAATTCTACATAATTGCTAGTATTAATTATATTTGAACTATTGCTATTAATATCATCTTCTAATGTATTATCTTTTTTTTTTTGGCTTGAAAAAGTATTATTAATAGTTTGAAAATCTCCTGTTAATTTAGTTTTAAGATTATTATAATCATATAATAACCAGCTCATTATACCAATTAATGATAAAAGTACAAATACAAGTATTATATAAACTAAAAGTTCTACAACTTCCATTATATTTTGATATAGTTCTCTTATTAATACATTTTTTTTTATTCTTGTATTTCAATAACTTTAATATTTTCACTATTACCACCTTCCTGAATTTCAATATTTTCTTCTCTGCCATCATCTAAATATTCTATATCATCATTAGTTTCACTTATATCACTAGCTATACCTCCTTCACTAATATCAGATACTTCTTTGTTCTCATTTGCTTCGACATTATATTCTCTTGCATCTTCAATACCACTTGTATCTCCACCACCTCCCAATTCTTCATCTTCACTGGCGTCACTCGCGTCACTCGCGTCACTGGCGTTACTACCACCATCTAATTCTTCATCTTCAATGGCGTAACTTGCGTTACTACCACCATCTAATTCTTCATCTTCAATGGCGTCACTCGCGTTACTCGCGTTACTACCACCATCTAATTCTTCATCTTCAATGGCGTCACTCGCGTCACTTGCGTTACTACCACCATCTAATTCTTCATCTTCAATGGCGTCACTCGCGTTACTCGCGTTACTACCACCATCTAATTCTTCATCTTCACTATTATCATAATTTTCTTCATATTTTTCAATTATACTTCCTCCACTTTGTTTGAAAACTTGTTCTTTAAAATTATATTGTTCTTCCCATAATTTTTCATCTTTTATAAATGTATCATCTTCATAATCAAACAATTCAATATCATCAAGATCATCACCTTCTTCATTATCACTATCATTATTTCTATTTAGATATACTTGTTCAATGGGCAATTCTATATGTTCTGTATTAATTCTCATTTGTATACCCATTGCTTCTAATTCTTGTGTAAATAGTTTGAATGCATAAGGGGTTTGTATTACAGATACATCGTCATTATTACAATTTTTGCAAGTATTAATATTTTCAGTTATATTAAATGCAACAAGTGTTCCACATCTTTTACATGCACACCATGTATATTTATCAGAACGCTCCATCATACTTTCTTTTAAAAATAGTGATAATCCATGACTTAATACAGTATCTCTTTCCATTTCACCAATACGTAAACCACCTCCTTTACGTCTTCCTTCTGTAGGTTGTCGTGTTAATCCTGCTAATTTACCTATTCCACGAGCATTTAATTTTTCTGCAACCATATGTTTTAATCTAAAATAATATGTTGGTCCAATAAATATCTCAGTTTCTATTTGTTTACCAGTAAAACCATTATATAATATTTCGTTACCATGTTTATTGAAACCATTATCTTCAAGTCTTTTATATATTTTCTCATTATCAATTGGTATAAATACAGTAGCATCACCCATAATACCATCCAAACAACACATTTTAGCAAATATACATTCTACTAAATGTCCAATTGTCATTCTTGAAGGGATAGCATGAGGATTTATAATAATATCTGGTTTAACACCATCTTTTGTAAATGGCATATTTTCTTCTGGTATAATCATACCCAATACACCTTTTTGACCATGACGCGAAGCATGTTTATCACCATATTCAGGTTTTTTAATTTTCAAAAATCTAACTTTACATATTATAGAATCTTCACCAGCCAATTTATTTGATATATAAACCTTATCAATTGTACCATAAAGTGAATTATCAGTACTTATTGATATATCTGTATATATAGTTTCTTTGACTTGTTCAATAAATACACCACGTTTTACCTCTTTATAAATCTCTTTAACACTTAACATACCTACAATAATAACCTCTTGGCCTTGTGGTATATATGTACCTTCTTTAATAAATCCCTTATCATTGATATGAGAATAGTCTCTCTTTTTAATTCCCAAAACTTTTATTCCTTCTTCATTCATTTTAATAGGATTTCCAAATATAGTTCTTTCATTTTGAGAAACAATTTTAGAAGTTGCTGTAATAGATTTATAATATGCAAGTGAATTAAGACCTCTATTAATTGTAGCACGATTTATCATAATACTATCTTCTTGATTAAATCCAGAATATGTCATTATTGCTACTATTGTGTTAAAACCATTCCCCATAGTATCACTTGATGTATATTGTGCTATTCTTGTATTTATTATTGCACGTTGGGGATAATGTAAGACATAACTCATAGTATCAAAGCGATTATTAAAGTTAGTTGCATACATACTTATTGCTTGTTTAGATTGAGCTGCATGGAAAACATTACGTACTGATTGATTATGGTTACACATTGGAATATTACCACTTACAACACTTAATATAGTTGAAGGATGTATTTCTAAATGTGTATGATATGGGGTAATTTCATCTTTATTCATTGCAATCAAACATGTATCGGTTTCTTCATTATCAAGATATTCTATACATGCTGCGTTATTTTCTAATACAGCTAATATTTTCTTATATTTATCTCTATAATAGCTATTATGTTCATCATCTTCATTATCGTTGTAATCTTCTTCTTTTTTACCTCCTTCATAATTAAATAATTTTTTAGTTATTAAATTAAAAATACCTTCTTCTTCAACACCTCCCAGACTTTCATTTGCATCGTCTTGTCCTCCACCTTGATAATTTGTTTCATAATATTTACTATCATATTCAGAAGAATTATAACTAGCACCGCCTGTAGCAGCATAAGTATGTTTAGAAATACTTATATCAAGAGGGTTTGTATATATATCTCTATAATAATAATCATCTGTTTTTTCTTCATCTTTTAATTTAATAGATAACCCATTTAACATATCAAACCAATTTGTATATTTGTGTTTATATACTGCTATTTCGTTATCACCTGATTTATTGTGTTTTAATATAAGTAGAGGACGACATGGTCTACCTGCTTCTGTAAATATACGTAATTCATTTGTTGGAATATGCCAAGATATAGATATTAATATGTTGATTAATCCATTTCTTCTAAATGCTTTAAGTAATCGTGTTACAAATATGGGGTCGCCTGTAATACCAAATAGAGTTCCATTTAAAAATACATTTGTTATATTTTTATTTGTATATAAATTGTAGTTTTTCAATGGAATAATACCAATATCAATTAAACATTGTTCAATATTATCTATATTTAAACCTGCTGTTATTTTAGCAAGTAATGATAGATTTTTAAGATATCCTATTGAACCACCATCAGGACTTTCAAATGGACACATCATTCCCCATTGTTGTGAATGTAATCTGTGTGGCCCTGTTATTTTAATACTTCTATCAATGGGTATATTAACACGACGCAAATGTGACATATATCCTATGTAACTAATGCGTGATAAATCTTGTACTTTACCCATTTCCGGATCTTCATCTGTTGCTAGACCCCATCTACCTTTTAAAGATTTATTGAAGGTATCTGTTACTATCATTGCTGAAACTAATTTATAAATATTATGTTCATTAATGAAATTATCATAATTATCTTGTTGTTTCCATGAACCATAATAATACATACTATCCATCGTGTTACGGATACTATCTCTTAACTTTTGATATGCATCTTGAAATAACTCTGATAGCATAAAACCACTAATGTCAACACGTTTATAAATATAACTATCTCTATCACTAATAGGCATTACATTGATAAATGTTTTAATAAATTGTAATACAAGATATCCAAGATATTTTCCTTTACTATTGAAATCTGATATATTTGGAAATACATCCATTGTTAAAGTAGATTTAACATGCTCAAAAGTTCCATATCTAACTTTATTTTTGAGATATTTTATAGCATCTTCTTGTGTATAAATTTTATATTCAAAACCATCTTCAATATATGTCGTGCTCATTATAGAAGGTCTTATTAAATCATCAAAGTAGTTTCTTTCATTATCATTTAGTTTATTTCCAAATATAGTATTATATATCTCTTTATCACTTTCAATACCAAATGCACGAAATAGTATAAATAAAGGTACTTTACCATTAAATGATGGTAATGAAACATATATTGAACCATAAAGATAGTCCTTTAAATCCTTTAAAGTAGAATTTTTTATTTTAATATCTTCATTAGACATGGCATCAATAACTGGTGTTTCAACATAATAAAATTCAACTGTTCTTGGTGCCAATGCACCTTTATCTGCAACACATCTTATTACACCTTTATATCCAAAGCCTTCATTATTGTCATGTAATTTTGTTACAAATAGCTTATTTGTAACTATTTTTTCTTGTGCGACAATTACCTTTTCTTTACCATCAATAATGAAATACCCACCTGTATCATAAGGACATTCGCCTAATCTACGTAAAATATTAGAACCTTGATTTTTTAAAATACATGTATCACTATGAAGCATAATAGGTATACTACCAATAGCAACATTATTGAAAGTTTTAGTAAATTCTTTTGCTGAATCATGTGTAGTTATTTTAATAAATACTTTTGCAAATATATGTGATTCGTATGTTAAATTTCTCATGCGTGCATCATTAGGAGTAATTAGTTTAGGGGTGCCGTTTTCGTATGTTGTTGGTCTATCTACAAAAATTTCATCACCATTTTCTCCACCAACGTATAAATTAACTTTCATAGTTATATTATCATAATCATCGTATTTAATCATTGTTATAGGATTATATGATTTAATGATATAAGGTATTTGGGATTTAATAAAATCTCTGTAACTATCTAAATGATGTCCAGTAAATGGATATTTATGATCTTTAAAATATAAATCTAATATATCCCATTCGCTACTAATCATACTTTCCTAATATATTGTATTATTATCTATTAATAAAATTTTTCTATATTAATTAACTACATTAAATCCTAAATCATAAATTACTAAACTTCCATTATTTGGATCAACAATTATACTACATGGTATTTTTGCTTTTGAATCTTTAATAGTTAATTGTAATGTACCTCGATTGTCATTTTGTTCATGAACATCTTCTCCATATATATGAATATTATTGAGTTCGCATTTTAAAACTCTATTTTTAAAATTCAACATATTTATGCTTTGTGCTCCATTTAAAGCACCAATATCTCTTCCATTATCATATACATTTAATATTCCATTACCCTTAATTTTAATTTCAAATCTATTATTAAATGATTTAAATGCTAATTGATTTATACTGACATTTAGTGTTTTTTTATCAATGACTGGATCATCCATTCTTATTATTTCACCTTCATTTAATACATATTCTTGTGTTAGTAACATATCCCCCCATGGCATATAATGAAATAAACTTTTAAATTCGCTGTTATTTTGTTCTAATTTATATAAACGAAATGTCATTTCGGGTATTCCAGGATATTTGTTATTACGTCTAGCAAAATCTTTTAATATATTATTATTAAAAGCTTTTGAATATTGATGCGGTTTTTTCCCTGGTTTATCATAAACTTCACTTCGTGCTTCTGATACAGAGGTTTTAATCAAAGAATCAAATGAACCACTAAAATAATCTTCACCAGGCTCTTCATTATTTTCCATAGCTTTTTTTGCATCTTCCGCTGATTCATATTTCTCTTTCATAATATCAATGGCTTCTTCAGCATATTTTTCTTTTTTTTCAATGGCATCATCTTCTCCTTCGCCACTATCATCAAACATGTAATCTTTATAATTTTTTGTTTGAAAACATTTAGATGGATAATATGGTGATTTTTTCTTTGAATTGTTATCCATTTCTGCTCCATCCATACTATATTTAGGAACTAACTCTTCAAAATCTTCACCAAGATCTGAAACACACCCCATATTTAAGCATGTTTTTTCCAGTTCATAAAATAATAAATCGTTTTCCCAATTATCTATGTTTTTTTCAATTATTTTTTCTTGTTTTTTTCTTCTTTCACGTGGTGATAAATCATAATATTCATCAACTCCAATTTTATCAATTACTTCTTTTGTGTAATCTGTATCTTGTTTAACTGCGCGAAAATACATAGATTTTTTACTAACAACAAAGTTCATCCATTTATTTTGCTGAGATACTGATTCAAGTGATGGAAAATAGGTATATTTATTTCTATTAGCTCCTTTTTTAATTTTCATAAAATTTGGTATATAAATTACTACTTTGTATTTACCTTGAAATGTATATTTAACCAAAGAAGTTTTTTTGAATGAATTTTGTATTTTGTTTAAACTTTTAACCATATTTACATCATCCAATTCGTCTAAAAATACTTTAATTGTATTTGCATTTTTATCATTTGGATCATACTCTATAACTTTTGCTATCATCACATAAATTGGCAATGGGACTTTTCCCTGGAAAGCATCAACTCTCGGAATATTGCGTATTCTATTTTTAATTTCATTTTTAATATTATCTATTGTAGTTTCAAATTCAATGCAACAAATATTGTCATTTATATATTCTTTTTCATCATATTCTTTAAAAGTTAAATTAATACATCTTTCAAATTTCAAGAATGTTTGAGTATTATCTGGATTTAAAGCCTTATTGCATTCTTTTAAAGAGCTTTCAACACTACATTTATCGCCTTTAACATTTTTATAAATAAGCATTATGTTATTTATTTTATATATATATTATATATTTAATGAATAAAATTATAGACGATTGTATTACAAATAATAGTGATTATGATATAGCAAATGCTATATATAAAATATTAAAAAGTGATTTTAGATATATTGAAAATAATGTATGGGAGTATTTTGAAAATGATATATGGTATACTGATAAAAAATGTGAAAAATTAAAAAATGCAATAAGAAACAATGTATGTAAGTTATTTATTGAAAGATCTATACATTGGGCAAATAAAACAAATAGTGTCAATAGCAAAACTGAAATGATGTCATCTAAGTTATTATTTATTGGAACAAAGCTAAAAGAAGATAAATATATATCTAATATTATTAAGGAGTCTAAACAATTTTTTATTTCTAATGAATATTAATTGTCCAGGAAATTTAAATATTTTATATCGTGTGTTTAAATCCGCTTATAAATTTGATATAAAAGAATGTATAATAAAAGAAATTGATTGCAGTTATTTTGGTGATGTCAAGAGACTTTTATTAAATGATAGTTTTTTTTATTGGAAATTTGTAATAGATTATTATAATTCTTGTAATAAATGTTACAGAATATCTTATAAAAATATTACATTCAATATTATTGTAAAAGGTACTATAAGTAGGAAAAAACGTGAACATTTATGTAAAAGCATTTATCGTGTGTATCTTACTGCGCAATTATATAATATAATAAAAGATTTTAATTATTATATTATTATGTATCCTGGAAAGCGTACTTTACCAAAAAAACATATGAGTGTAAATGCTGTAAATATAAATGGTGGATTTACTTACATAAATGGTAATAATATATATATAGTAAGATTTCAAGATTATGAAAAAGTAATATTACATGAGTTATTACATCATAATATTACTATGCATTACGATGGTTGGAAACCGCATAATTTGCAAATATTAAAAAAACTCAGCAATATTAGTGAAAGACAATTACTAATACCAAACGAAGCCATCATTGAAACTTTTGCATGTATATTAAATACAATATTTTATTCGCTTGAAACAGGCAAGAAATTTAAGCAGTTATTAAAAAAAGATAAAGAACATAGTTTAAAAATTGCTAAAAATGTATTAGACCATCAAGGTGATTACAAATGGTTTGAAAAAACAAATTGTTATTGTTATGTTGTATATAAAACAATATTATATGTATATATCAATGATTTTTTGAAAATATATAAATGTAGAAATGATGATGATATTACACATTTTATAATTAAATACTTTCCAAAATTAAAAACCAGATTAAAGAGAATTAAGGGGAAAGGTAAATCATTAAAACAAACAATATTTTGAGTACATAATTTTATTTTTATTTAGATTTTATAAAACTTTAAAATTTAAAGAGATTATTAAAATTATGTACTCAAAATATAAAATGCTTTATATAAAACAATACAATATTAATTAATAATAGAGGTATATATGTCTATAGAAGACGTTAATTATTTGAAAGCAAATAGTATTAAACAAACATATACTTTTTTAATTGATAGTAGTGATAGAGATAGAACTATTTTCCCAGACCCAAACAACTATGTTGTTGAGTTTAGTACGCCTTTTAAAAATATTATAGGTATGGAAATTATTGATGCAAGTATACCAAGAACGATGTATAATGTGGATACAGATAATAATTCAATATATTATTATATTGGTAAAGATATTAATGATAGTCTTATAAAAAATGGCGTGACAGATGAAATAGAAGCCAGCGCAGATATAACAAATGCTTCGATAGTAAATAATTTATTAAATATTAAGGGTAAAGAATATGTATATATTAAAAATGTAGTAAATTTATACAATATATATAATTCAGGTGGTATAGGTGGAGAAACAAAAGGAATTACAATTAGTTTAAAATTAACTGCAAATTCATCATATAATAATTCTATTGATGCTGATAATTCATATACTTTATTAGATTTCAACTATAATCATTTAATAAATCCAACAACATCTGAAAAAGCACCAATAATAGTTAAATTAATTAGACAAAATAACAGCGAATTACAAACTTATAATTTATTATTTAGAATTGGTAATGATACTAATAAGAAAATAATTAATAATATTAATTTAAGTTATTTAACTCATATTGCATGGACAATATCTGAAAATAACACATGGGTAATAAATATAATAAATGAGGTGGGATATTATAAAACAGAAACATATGACTCATCTATTGGAATAAAAAATGTATTTTATACAGATAAATATATTGGAAAACGCTTAGATTTAGATAATGGTGACTGGGATACGGAAAATTTAAATATTAAAGATTTTAAAATATATAATAGAGTACTAAATCAAAATGATATAAATTATTGTTATGATAATAATCATAAAAATACATTAAGTAACTTAATAATATGGTATAAAATGAATAAAATTAATGATAATACATTGGAAAATTTTGGTCATAAAAAAAAAATTAATTACAAAGATGTATTTAACAAAATTGACATTATGCCAGGTGATTATACACTAAAAACATTTTTAACTAATTATGATGAATTAAATAATTTTGAAATAGGTTTCAAAGAACACTCTGACCCATCAGAGTTAACAAATTTAATTGATATATATTCAAAAAAACCTTTTATTTTAGATATGAAAAGATCTACGATATCTGAAAATTTAGGATTTGATTTGTATGCTAATCAAAATACACAAGGTAGATATATATACAAAGATATTTATAGATATAATAATGATAATATGGTGAAAATATTTCATAGTGTTATTAATGATAATCCAGTTAAATACTTTAATGATGGTATAGTAGATATATATAAAATAGTATCACCGGGTATTATATATTTTATTGGTAATAAATATATTGTTATGAAATGTCCAGAGATTGAAGAGCATTTATATGGTTCATTATCATATTCTAAATATACATTAGGTTTGGCCAAATTTCGTGTTGATAGTGTAGGTATTAATAGTGAAAGATTAAGTATTACAAAATTACCAGTAAGAGAGTTTCACCCAATAGGTAAGTTAGCAAAAATGACACTTAGATTTGAAACAAACAATGGAACACTTTATGATTTTAAAGGAGTAAATCATAATATTGTGTTTGCTATATATTATTATGAACCAATACAGAAAAAATTTCCAGAAGGATCATTATTAAATCCCGAATATAAAATGAATTATCTTGATTATCAATATAATCAAGAAGAAATAGAAGGAGATAGCGATGATGATGAAGAAGATTTTTCCAGAGATAATATTATGGATTATAAGAAAAAAGAAAATATGTATAGTGAAGAAGGTATGCTATTACAACAATACAATAATTTTTTCGTTAATGAGAATGAATCTTCTTCTGATGAAGAAGATTAATTTACTTATTTAATATTTGATATTAATTCTTCAACTTCTAATTTTCTTAATTTATCATCTTCAATACTTTTTTTTATTTTATCTTTTTTATCCTTTGTTATTTTGGCACAATCTTCTAAAAGTTTTAAAACTGCTTCTTTTTTGTCACCTAGTGAAAGAAATGGGTTAGTATCATCTTCGGTATCTTGTGGACTTTGAAATGTTACATCAAAATCTGCTTTGTATCCTTCGCCACCATTATCAATAGTAACACTTGTTATTTCACCATTTTTTACAATAGCCGTTGCTTCTGCTTTAACACCACCCAATGGAGTTTCTCCAATATCTATTGTTGGTACATAAACGTAACCTTTTCCCGGATTTGTTATTTCTATTTTAGATATGGCACCAAGTTTTACTATTGTTTCTAATCCTGTACCTGCTCCTTTAAAGTTGACTTTTGGAGCTGATGTATATCCACTACCACTATTTGTTACTTTAATTGCTGTAACTTTTTCATCAGCTATTAATGCTGTGCCTTCTGCCCTGACACCACCTTCTTCTTCGGGTTCAGAAAACTCAATAGTAGTACCTTCTTCAACGCCAGAACCACCATTGGTAACCTCTACTTTTGAAACGCCACCAATTTTTGCTTTTCCAGTAGCTGTTACTTTTTCACCTTCTGTTTCAAATCTTTCAATAGTATTTTTACTATAACAAGTATATAACATTACAATTAAAATACAAATTGCTAATATTAATGATATATAATTCAATATCATTTCATAATCCATATTTTTATTATTATAATCTGTTATACTAAAAGATTATTTATTTTATAAATAATAAATTTATATTTATATAAGTAGGATATTATGACTGATTTAAATTTATTATATGGTTCAGATGATAATTTGATAGGTGACAAAATAGGAGAAAGAGAAGGTGAAAGAATGTATTCTTCGCAATTATCAAGCCAACAATTACATAAAATGGCTTTACAACCTAGTACGGAACAAGAAGAAAAACAACCTCAACAGATGCAACCTCAACAGATGCAACAACAACAGATGCAACAACAACAGATGCAACAACAACAGATGCAACAACAACAGATGCAACAACAACAGATGCAACAACAACCTCAACATGTACAGCAACAAAAACCTTTGCAAAAAGAAGATAGTAATTCAAGAAGACGTGTTGAATACACTTTTATGGATAAAATGAATATGAAAAAAACAGAGATTATTAAACTTGCTTTATTCTCATTAGTAATTGTTCTTGGTATATCAATTGATAGAATGATAACACATTATATAAGCAAATATATTGGAGATAATGTATTAACTGATTTTCAAGAGTTATTATTAAGAATTAGCTATCCAATAGCAATATTTTTACTATTATGGATATTTAAAGCAATATAAATTATTTTTATTTTAATATTTTATAAATACATATATTAAGATTAACAAATGAGTTTTAGCGATTTAGTAGATACAGCTATTAGAGTTTACAATAGCGATAATACACGAATAATAGATAATATATTTTTGTTTGTAATTATTTTAATATTTTTAACAATATTATTATTGAATTTACTAGATATTATTCAATTTTTAATAAGCCGATATAATATGGGTTCCGAACCTGTTAATACAAGTTCGCCTTATAATGATAGTTTATATAAAAAATATTGTAATTTATATGAAACTAATTCATTGATTGTTGATCAAAAAACATTAATGTGGTTTGTAATATATTTTATATTGTTTTTTATATTCTGGTTTAATTATATTGTTGATGCATTATCATATGTAAGAATTAGTAAAGAAATAAAGTTAGTTGGATATAGTAAATATTTCAATTATGATTTAACAAATAAAACTGATTATAATTTCTTAAATTATTTATCAATTTATATATTGATAATATTTTTAATATTAATATATTATATTTATAATTATTATAATAATTTAAATGTTATTGATACAGAAGTTTATGGTAATATGAAAGGGATAAATGATGAATTTGAAAAATATATAATACCTCCCCTATATAAAATATTAATTAAAAATGATGGTGATAGCTTACCTACTAAATTACATAATTTTATTAATAGTCCAGAAGCAAAGAATTTAGTAGGGAGTGATAATATTGAAAATGTAATGAAGTATTTTTATAAAGAAGATATTAATAATAGATTAAAATTAATGATAACCTATATAGTAAGTGAAGACGCTTCTTTTAGAACAATTAAAATAAAATCATTAAAAGATCTTGATAATAGCGAAGCGTATATTCCACCAAATGAGAAATGTTTTTATCATATGCTTAATAATCCTAAGAAAAATGTTATATTACCCGAATATGAAGAAATAACAAATAAATATTTATTTATATATCCGCCTGATTTTGCTAGTAATCCATTTAATGTTGATAATATTAATCTAAATTATGTATTACCTAGTGAAGAAAAATTAAAAGTTAAGTACGATGAAATAAAAAATAGAATATCAAAATATTCTAGAAATATCAATAGTTATCATGAAGATAATACAATATATTATAAAATGTGGTTATTAATTATAACAATGTCTGGATTTTTTGCATCAATATTTACATTGACATTTTTTATATTAGAAACTGGATGGTTTAATATAACATATAAAGAGTGGTTAAATGATTACTTTAAAACACTACTTGTATTCTTCACTTTATTTACTTTAATAATTGGCGCAATGATTATTAATTTATAGATATTAATTAAGGGATTGATAAAATCATGAATAATGAAAATACTACAATGGCAATTGGTTATATAATTTATTTAATAATAGCGTTAATTTTTATTATAACAATAATTGCAATAATTAATTATACATTGTATAGTGTATATAGTATTAATGCAATTAGAAAAGAATACACCTATAATAACTCACCATTTTTTAAATTAAACACTATTTACAATTATATGTTAATAAATTATGTTTATTTGCTAAATAAGAATAAAGATATACGATATAAAAGAACAAATGAATATTGTATTTATAAAGATGGTAATTTTGTAATAGTACATGAGAAAGATTATGGTAAAAATTTTTATGATGAAAATAATAATAATGATTTTAGAGATATAATTTATCACAATGACTATTCATATATTGAAAAACAAATAAAAAAAAATGAAGATGATACTTATGTTTATATTAAATCACCTGTTGATAAAAATATTGAAGTAACTGTTAAAGATAAAGATGGTAATAACGTGAAAGATAAAGATGGTAATGACGTGAAAGAAAAAAAAATTATATATTGTAAATACGAAAAGATAAATGAAGATTTAGGATTTTTTGAGAATATATCTAGATATTTATGGGAATTTTTTAGTAGTTTCTCACTTTACGACGATAAAGCAACATATTTATACGTTCATCTAAATAACAGATATTATGAAATGATTATATTTGTTATATTTATAATTATATTTATATTTATAATAAAAGTTATTATAACAATTACAAGTAACTTACTATCTACTATAAGTGATAAAAATATATCCGAAGAAGAAAGTATTTTTAGACATATTTATAATAAAAAAATTAGTGCAATAATTATTATCATATTTGTTCTTTTATATTGCATGCTTCATAGTACTTTGTATAAAAAAATATTTATTGAAAATGTCTATGATAGAATCTATAAAATGTATAATGAAATACTTAAAATAGATTTGCATGTACAAAGTGAATTTAGTGAAATTATTTTATTTTATAATAAAAATAATAGTAAATCTGAAATTCAAAAATTAAAAGAAAAAACTATTGATAATTTAAAATATCTATCTCATAATGGAAATTTAGATAAAAGAGATACTATTGTAAATTTTGACGATCAAACTAATGATGCTGAAACTCAGATAGATTTGTTTACAAAGAAAATATTATTAGTAAATAAAAAATTTAATGTAGGAAATCATACAAAACTATATAATTTAAAAGAATATATAGAAGAATGTATAAATTATCATTGTAGTAATGTTAGTGTATGTTTTGGTCCATCATCAGATACAATTGCTGATGAGGGGGCGAAAACAACAACAATGCGTGAGGTTGAGCCTGTGGATAGACTATTAGCATCGCAATTATTTATAATTATGGTTTACATGTATTTTATTAATAATAATAAAGAAGACCCATATATAATATTAAAATTGAATAAATTAATATTAGGAGATATTCTAAAAGTTGGCGATAAAAATATAGATAAGGATATTGAATATACATTAACATTACGTTCATTATTATATGAAAAGTTAGATATTACCGATGCACAAAATCAGCTAAATAATATAAGGGATGCAATTAAAAATCAAATATTAAAAAAGTATGTAGATAATAAAGGAAAAAATTATGATCTTGTATATGAAAATGTTATAGATTTAATTAATATAAAAATAAAAACTTTTGTTGAAAATGTAGAAAATGCAAATAATAATCTAAACTTTTTTATGCCAGTATATTTTTTTAATTTATATTTAGCATTAGAAATAGGTGTAAACTTTATTGTAATTTTGATAATATTATATGCTATGTTATATTATGACGAAAGTACACCAGAATTAAAAGAAAAAATAAAAGAAACAATAGAATGGATAAAAGTAGCAAAAGATGAAATAGAAACTGCAATATATGGTGTAATTTAAAGTAATTTAAAATATTATAATAAATAAGAAGTCCCATTTATAATAAATGAGTAATTTTACAATAATTAAACAAAAGTTAGTAGTTATATTTATAATAATTGTATTTATAATATCTTCACTAGTTTTTTTAAATAGTGTATATAATGCCTTGTTTGTATGGTATGATAGTGATAATAGCGAAAATGTAAATGATATGAATGTTCCTGTATCAACAATGTTTGGATACAAAATATTATTAAATTCATATGTGGTTAAAGGAGAATGTACAAATTATAATAAAGATATTGTATTAACCACAAATATAAATACAATATTATTTAAAATTTACAATTTAATTTTTACATTTTTTGTATTAATAATATTTATTTCATTTGTTGTAGAATATGCTGGAAGAAGTAAGACATCAGCAACAATGCAAGATAGTTTTTATGTTGAAAATCAAAATATAATATATGTTGGAATTGCATCTGCTTTAATATTATTTATAATAAGTAATAATTTTAATAATCCTGGAAAGAAATATTATAATAAATATGAAGAAGACCAAAGCACATTTGAAAACTATTTGTATCAAGAATATAAAAATATAGATGATGTTAATAAAGAAAAACTAAAAAAAATTATTAAAAATACAAATAAAAATAATTTTTATAAAATGAAAATAAAAGAATATTTTGATGTTGATTCAGAAAATAAAAACAAACAATCAATATCAATTTGTTATAATATACTTGAATTATGTCAGAAACTTTGCTTAATAAATGAAAATACTAGTGTAGATGTTGTAAAAGTATTTAGTAAATTCATTGATAATTGTGAAAAATCAAATAATTTTGAAGTAAAAAATAAACTACAAGATGAAGAAAATTTAATATATAATAACTTAGAGGTTTTTATTGGAGATTTAAAATGTATATTTGGCGAATTTGAATTTTTAAAAAATAATTTTAAATCTATACTTGCGTTATTATGGTGGGGTGTAAATAAAAATATTGACAATAATAATAGTGAAGTAGAATTAGAACCAATATTTTTTTCATCATTATTAACAAAAGAATATTTAAAACATTGCGATAGTACTGATGAACAATTTAAAAATTTCAATTTTAATTCAATTAATCATTTTATAAATTTGGGAGAGTTAAAAAATTTAAAATTATCCAATTCCTATAATCCTTATTTTAAAGAATTAGGAAGATATACATTAAAACATGAAGAAAATAAATCATTTATTGAAATGATGAATGATGCAAAAAAATCTATGTATATGGATTTATTTTTAATAAAAGGTATATTAACAGGTGTAATAATATTTACGTTGGTAAATATAGTATTAAAAAAATATTACAACGAATATTCACCGAAAACTTTATTAGAAATAGATAAAAAGATAATATTATCAAAAATAGATGACAATATTTATGATGCAGTAAAATATGAAAACTTTATTAAACCATTATTAAAAGAAGGTAATTATAATGTAAATATAGTTTTAAGTATTATAATTATATTACTTTTATTAAAAGTAATACCTGGTTACACATATCCCATTAAGACTATTAGATTTGATAAAATTCATTGTTAACACAATACGTAATTAATTATTATTTAAGGAATTATTATTAACTAATAATTATTGATATGGAAAATAATAACAGCGAATACATTTTAAATATAAAAACTATACAAGCATCTACTTTTAAACAGGTTATTGATGCTTTAAAAGAAATTTTAATGGATGTTAATTTGGAATTCGATGAGACTGGTATTAAAATTGTTGCAATGGATAATACACATATAGTACTTATACATTTAAAGCTAGAAGCAGATAAATTTGAAATATATGAATGTGAAAAGAGAACTTATGTTGGTATTAATATGTTGCGTTTACACGCATTAATTAAAACAATTACAAATAATGATATATTGTCTTTATATATATTAAAAGATGATCCTAATCATCTTGGTATAACAATAGATAATAATGATAAAAATTATAAAACTAATTATAAATTATCAGTATTAGATATAGATGTTTTAAATATACAAATACCACCTGTTGATTTTCATACAATTATTAATATGCCTTCTAATTATTTACAAAAAATTATAAGAGACATGCATAATCTTGCTGAATTCATTGAATTTAGAAATATAGGTGATAAATTAATATTAAGTTGTAAAGGAGATTTTTGTCATCAAGAAACTATATTGGGATCTGAAAAAACACAATCTATTACTATAAAAAAAAATAGTACAAACGAAGAACAAGAAATTATACAAGGGATATTTAGTCTTAAATATCTATCAATATTTACAAAATGTACAAATCTTTCTAATAATGTAGAAATATATCTTAAAAATAACTATCCAATTATTTTACGATATACAATTGCTTCACTTGGAGAAATTAAGTTATGTTTATCACAACAAGATATTTCGTAATAAAATAAAAATAAAAATAATCAAAGTTTTTTCAATTTAGGATATAATATATATTTATAATATATATCTTGAATTTTATATAATGTTTTATTTAATACATTTAGTATTTCATTTAAGCATGAAAAATATTTATTTGTATATAATATATCATTATCATTTATTATGTATATAATTTGTTTTTTTATTTCATTAAATATATTGAAAATTTTATTCATTATATAGTTAAATTATATTTTAATATCTTTAAGTATATCAAAAATCTGCTTCTAAATCAAATTTGCGAAGTTCCGAATGATTTTTTTTGCTTCCAACATTAGCTTTACTATATTGCGATACGCGACTTTCAAAGAAATTTGACTTGGACTCAATTGAAATACGTTCCATAAAAGGAAATGGGTTAGAAGAATTCCAAATTTTATCATAATTTAGTTGTGTTAGCAATCTGTCTGCAACAAATTCAATATATAGACACATTAAATCAGCATTCATACCAAGCATGGAACAAGGAATACTATCATTAATAAATATTTTTTCAACTTCAACAGCTTCTTTCACAATTTGATGTACTGTTGATTGAGGAAGTCTATTTTCAATTTTAGAATAAAGTAATACAGCAAACTCAACATGCATAGCTTCATCGCGACTAATTAATTCATTTGAAAACGATAGACCTTGCATTAAACCTCTTTCTTTTAGCCAAAATATACTGCAAAATGCTCCACTAAAAAATACACCTTCAACAAGTGCAAATGCTAGCAATCTTTGGGAAAATGGTGCTTTTTCATCTTCAATCCATTTAAAACACCATTCTGCTTTTCTTTTAATACAAGGCATATAATTAATGGCATTTAGTGCTTCTGACTTTTCAGTGGTGTCTTTAAAATATGTATCAATTAGAAGTGAATAAGTTTCTGAATGAATATTTTCAATTGCCATTTGGAAGGCATAGAAAAATTTAGCTTCTAATACTTGAACATCATTTAAAAATCTTTCACCTAAATTAATATTTACAATTGTATCACTGGAACTAAAAAATGCTAGAATATGTTTAATAAATGTACGCTCATTATCATTGAGCTTATTAAAATCATCTACATCTTTGCTTAAATCTAATTCTTCTGGTGTCCAAAAAGCACTAACAGATTTTTTATACATTTCCCACATGTCATTATGTTCAATTGGAAAAATTGTAAGACGATCACTTGGTTTTAATAGGAATTCGTTATTTAATTTAGATGTCATATATATATATATAAATATTCTTTTATTTATATATATTACAAAAAAATCAATTAATCTAATAATCTAATAAATTATTTTCTTTCATTACTTTTATTAAGCGTGTAATACCAATACCGCCTCCGGAACGTTCAAA